AGATGACTCTTTAAAAAAAATAGAACAATATAAAGAAGCTGATTACTTTTGGGGTGTTAATAATAAAGATGAATTAGATGGTGGTATTGTTAGTAAAATACAACAAGCTTTAGGAAAACTTTTAGAAGATGTTTCAGATGAATCCATTCCTGTAAATCTTTCGCATATTAGAAATGCCTATTCTAAATTAAATACTATTTCCAGAGACACGCTTGAAGCAAGTCCAGAAAGAAAAGTCATTATAGAAATCATGCGTAAGCTTGATGACTCTAGAGTAAATCAAAATGGTGAGATATTTATACCTGGTCAACCAGATAGTATCCTTACCCAGTTAGAAATAGAAGGCGTAGAACAATTCAACGTACAATTAGCAAAAAATTTAAAAAGAAACAAAGAGCTTAATCCTGGTGCTTTTGGAGATGAGATTGAATTACAAGATGAAGCAGTAAGGGAAATAAATAATGCAATCAAACAATTAAGAGAGGCTAATAAAATTGCAGCAGAAAGGATGGCACCTTTTGATAGATTGCAAATTAAAAAAATTATATCCAATTCACAAAAGGGTGCATTTGATGCTGATGAGGTTTATAAAAAAGTTATTCTAAACGGAGAAAAAGGAGATTTAGATGATATTTTTAAAGCTCTTAGAGATTATGACAACTATATGGTGCAAGCAGGTAAACCTGCAACCGCAGAAAGAACTTTAAAATCACAAATTAAAAAAAGATTGTTTGCTGATGCGTTTAGAGCTTCCACAGATGTTGTAGATGAATCAATTAACTTTACTACGTTTGCTAAAGAAATTAAAAGATTTGAAAGAGATTATCCAGGCAAGTTGGATTCTTTATTTACTGATTCTGCTACAGGTAAAAATACGGCTAAACTTGTTAGAGATACAATAGAACAAGTTAATAAGATTGGTCCAAGAATAAAACCACAAGATATTAGAAATTTAGTTAATGATTTTACAACCAACATAAAAGGTTTAAGTGCAAGTGACCAAGGTTTAGCATTTGTTCAGGGCCTTAAACAATTAGCCAAAGCATCTGATGAAAAATTAAAACTTGAAGCTAACAGAGCTATATCAGATTTACCTTTAAAAGGTATAGATGAAACGGTTAATGTAATATTTAGACCAAATGCAAATGCCAACATACAAATATTAAAAGATACCGTTAGTCCTGAAGTATTTACCAGCATACAACAGGCCAGTATGCAAAAACTTTTAGCTAAATCTATAGATCTAAATGGCAAGGGAAGAATTACAGATCTATTTAAAGCAGGCAATCTTAAAACAGCTTTAGATTCTTATGGTGATGAAACTTTAGAAGCTATGTTTGGTAAGGAACTTTCACAAGGTTTAAGAAATTTCCAAAGGCAAATAGATATTTTAACTAAACAAGAAGCAGGAAGAGGCGGAGCTGCTGGTGGCCTAGTTGCTGCCGGTATTGGTGCAAGTTTAGCTTTAAATCCAATAGCTGTATTGCCTTCAGTATTAGGATTGGCGGTAGCTAGAAGAGTGTTTGCATCACCAAGGTTTGTTGCAGCAATAGCAAAAACAGACAAGGGATCTGTCATGACGGCCATAGACATGACTGAGCAATCATTAAGGCAAGTCTTAGTAAGACAATTAGGAATGGGAGCTGAAGAAGCTGGCGAGGCTGCAAGTGGCATTATGGACGGCGCTTATGATGCGGCAGGTATAGAAGAATTATTAAGCCCTGTTAAAGATTTAATAAAAGATACCGTATCTGATGTAGAAGATTTACAACAAGACGTACAACAATCTTTAAGAACAACACAAGCACCAACTGTTAATATTCCTTTACCAAATGTTGCAACAACTCAAATGCCAACCGTAGATCCGCTATCTCAAGATAGGTTGGCTTTAGATGAACAGTTGTTTGGCAGGCCTTCTAGACTTGGCTAAACCCTATTTCGCTACGGTCCATACCCAAAGGCTTATCTGACAAGCATACCCAATCTTCTTGCGGTATGTGTATGTAAGGTTCGTTATCTTCATCATACGTAGGGTTATCACTTACGTTCATTCTTACATCATACGTAGCGTCTTTGTCCCATTCATGCATGTAAATACCGTCAGTCATAGCATACACAATAATAAATGGTATTCCGGTAGCTAAAGCAAACGAAGATCCTCTGCGTAGTTTATTGGTAGATATAATTAAAGTATCGTACTTGTCAAAAGTAAAAGTGCGACATTTAACCTCACACCAATAATTTTTTTCGTTTGATTCTATCCAATAATCTAATGAGTAACTTACTGGTAATTTATGGCAAGTTACGCTCCAAAGTCCTTCTAAAAATCCCGCTACTCTTTCTTCTCTTTTCTGATCGTCTCTAGTTTCAAATGATGGTGTTTTCATATTTACTCCTCAAAGAAGTTAGGATCTACCGCAACAAACCTTTTGGTTGGTCTGCCCTTGCCCCCAACTTTAATTTCAATTTCCTGGATTTCTCCAGCGTTTTTTAACCGTTCTATAATCTCTTTTACTTCATAAGACTTCATGCTTCTAAACAATTCGTGCCTATCAACCTCTCTCTTAGATATACCTTCTCCGTTCCTAGATCTAATGTATGACAATACTTGCTTGATCTTAGACTCTGTTGCAGAACTAGCTACCTTGTCCCTACAAGCTTCTATAAACATAAGATCGTAGTATCTAATATAATCTATAGCCCATTTGGTCACATCTGCGGTTATCTTCTTTGAATCAGCACTAGAAGCTAACGTGCAAAGCAAAGCTAATCTCATAGCCTTCTCTTTAGATCTACTAAGTAATGGTTCTAAATTATCTTTTTCAAGTATGTCTTGTCGTTTAATAATCTCTCTAGCAAAGTCTTGTAATAACTCTTCTGATTGCCTATCAAAATCTAAAACGGTTTGATTTATATCTAACTCTGCATTTTCCCTGGATGCATCAGATAAAGTACCTTTTAATCTACGCACATAATTAACCCAATTAACTATATTTATAGGTGGTTCTGTATATCTTTTTAATGCTCCAACTCTTCTTGGTTCATTAGATTCCACCACAACGAAACGGTTAAGAAATCCATCTGCTATCCTTCCGCTATTTAAAGCCCCATAAAAGTTCTTAGGTACAGACAATCCAACTAATGTAATAGCTGGCTTGTATGTGACTCTATTCATCATTTTCTCTTTATATTCTTCCTGTACGGCCATTAAAGAGTAGTTATCTGGTCGTAGAGTCCCATGACACCTTCCCCAAGCCTCCATAAGCGTCTGTATGCCATCTTCTTTGTTAGTGTTACCCGCGTTACTAATTGCCTCTAATCGTTTCCCAAACTCGTCCATAATCGTTATTTGAGTAGGTCTTATCTTTAATACGGAATGTACTGCTCCGCTAGATGTATATCCATCACCAACTACAAGTTTTTCTTGATCTGAGGCATTTAATACAGATTCAATAAATGTCTTTATGTTTTCCTTCCCTTGTCCTGATTTAGCAACGCCCATAAAGTACATGCTTGAGAAGTTATTCATGTTAGTTCTGTATAAACGACCGCAGGTAACACTTGCTAAAGCCAAAGCGCCAACAAGAGATAGTTCTGGTTGTGGCACTTGTGCTATATCCTCACAAAAATCAAACATATTCTGTAGTAAACCAGGTGGTGAAAATAGATCTTCAGGACGTTTAATGTTTTCAGTTGATTGTGTAAATAATGGAGCTATCTGATTCTTGCGGTCATGTGTCTTTTTTACATTATCTACAACAGAATCAATTTCTTGTTGCGGTAATGGTGGGTTGTTATTTTTGTTCCAGTTCTGTAAGAACACTCTTACAAATTCTAAATTTACGTTTTTAGATATTAAATATCCTGTTATTCTTGCTGCTCCATCATTTCTAGATCCTTCCAATACTCCATCTAAAGAAAAAGGAGCCGTTTGTCTGCTGCTTTCAATCTTAGGTACGCCTGTTATCTGTAAGTATTCTTTCTCTGTAAAATCCGGTAAATCTTTATAGTCGTGAAGTTTCCAATCTGGGATCATGACAGGCCTATATACCTGACCATTAGCATGACGGTTGTATGGTGCAATAATAAGACCACCTACACCTCTAATATCTATTAATCTTTCTATAGGGGTTGTGTTGGTTCGCCTTGTAGCAAACGTAGTGTAATTTTCTGGGTTGTTATAGTAGTAATGCATACCTTTACCCGTAATCACTTTGTACGGACATGCAGGTAAGTTCTTTTCTACCCAATCCATAGCTTCTGGAGAATCTGCGTCAACTACAACAAATTTGCCGCAAACTAATGCTACTACTAGATTGTCCCTATCTTTAAACCAAGACTCTACAAGCTCCCTTTCAGGTCTTGTTTCCTTATATTGTTCCCAGCCTTTTAAAAATGGTGGTGGTTTCTTATTCGATCTTTGTAAAGGTACTACATTATATCCATCATCATAATAAGCCAGAGCAATATCCAAGGACGAGTCATCCTCGGTAATATTGAGCTGGAACATGCTATTCCTGTTCTTCTAAAATATCAGATACTAAACCGTAAATAGATTCAAAATCCAATCTTCCTTCTGTTGCCTTTATAATTTGTTTAGCTTGCGCTATAGACGGTTGCCTATATCCATATCTCCAAGACTTACAAGTAGCTTCTGAGCATTTAAAATCCTCTGCGGCTTTTTTGTATCCTAAAAATTTAATGTAAACAGGTAATGTGTAGTGA